GTGGTCGTGGAGCCGGCCGCTAGGGTCGCGCCTGTGGTGGAGATCGTACAAGCGGGAGGCGGCGATGAAGCCGGTCCGACGTCGCAGAGTGTACCGTTGGCATATATGGCTAATGCTGCGCTGTTGACGGTCGGCACCGAAGAGAAATTAAACACGCCCGTGGGTAAGAGTTCAGTAAATCCGGCAGAGTTTGAAATTACTATTGTGCCGGTTCCAATATTTTGCAGGGTTTGATTTCCGCCCTGCCCAGACAGAGTACTCGTAGAATTTCCGAAGACAAACAAGTTTGGGTTTGCACTGGCCGATCCCCATAGCTCTACATACGCGCCGTTTCCGCTTGTCCCGCCAAAAATGGTATAAGCAGACGAGTTTGAACTAGCGTATATGTTCCCGGCTATTTGCATTCCGTTATTAGCTGCTATTGGCTGGCTAAATGTGGTTGGGCCGGTTACCGTTCCGCCGCCCAGCGACAAAGGCGTGTAGCCCAACGCCGCCAAAACCTGTGCTGACGTCAGGCCTGTGGCGGCGGCGACGCTGAAGGGTCCGCCGGAGGTAGCCAAACCTCCCGCCGTGTTGACCGCGTTCGCAGCCGCTGTAAGGACGCCCGAACCTGCCCCCGTGAGGCCTGACAGTGGCGCTCCACTGGCCGTTGTAGCCGTGGCCGCATTGCCGGAAATGCTAATCCCCCACGTACCGCTCGATCCTGTGCCTGTGGGCGTGGGCGGCGTGTAGCCTAAGGCGCCGGTGATCTGAGACGAAGACAGCGTCAAGCCGCTGTAGGCGCCGCTAAGGCGCCCTGCTGGCACAGTTCCACTGGAAAGGTTGCTAGCGACGCTAGAATAGGCTTCTGCGTTGGACTGAGCAGTCGCCGCCGCGCCGGCTGCATCAAACGCGGTGGTGGGCTGATAAGCGGCCGATTGCAGCCCGAGATAGGACGCCGCGCCTGAGCCCGTCAGGAACCCGCTGGACGTATTGACCCCGTTGGCCGCAGCCGTGAGCACGCCCGATCCTGCGCCCGTGAGGCCAGACAGTGGTGCCGTGCTGGCCGTTGTAGCCGTGGCCGCATTGCCGGAAATGCTAATCCCCCACGTACCGCTCGCTCCGCTTCCCGTGGGCGTCGGCGGCGTGTAACCAAGGGCGCCGGTGACTTGCCCTGAGGACAAGGTGAGGCCTGAATAAGAGCCGCTTAACCGTCCCGAAGGAAGCGTACCGCTAATTTGGTTGCTGGAATTCGTGCCGACCCCGGCTGCGTCGAAAGCCGTAGTCGGCTGATAGGCCGCCGATTGAAGCCCGAGATAGGACGCCGCGCCTGAGCCTGTCAGGAAACCGCTGGACGTGTTGACCGCGTTGGCCGCGCCAGTGGCGAAGCCTGATCCGCTGAGCCCCAAATTGGTGCGCGCCGTCGCTGCCGACGCAAGATCGCTGAGGTTGTTGGCCTTTTGCAAGCTTGCGGCCTGAGCAGTCGCCGCCGCGCCGGCCGCGTCGAACGCGGATGCGGGCTGATAAGCGGCCGATTGCAGCCCGAGATAGGACGCCGCGCCTGAGCCCGTCAGGAACCCGCTGGACGTATTGACGGCGTTCGCCGCCCCCGTAGCGAACCCCGATCCGCTAAGCCCAAGGTTTGTGCGTGCCGTCGCGGCCGAGGCGAGATCGCTGAGGTTGCTGGACTTCTGAAGGCTGGCGGCCTGGGCCGCTGCCGCCGCGCCGGCTGCGTCGAAAGCCGTAGTCGGCTGATAGGCGGCCGATCCGAGACCTAAAAGCGCTTGCGCGCCGCTTTGAGTGGTCGAGGCCAAGATGTCCAGGCCAAACGCTCCCGGTGCCGTTCCAAGGCCCCCAGAAACCAATTGAGCAGCTGTAGCTTGCTTCGTGCCACCGGCGTGCCAGACGGCGAGAGGATCCGTGCTCGAAACCGATCCGGCGACGGGAAGATTTGGAATCGACTGCGCGCGCGCCACGCCGCCAAGCAAAAGTAAAGCGGCTAAGAGACCAAAAAAAAGGGGTGCCATGCGTCGTCCCTCCCATAAAAATAAGGGGTTCCGGGAGCAGTGCCGTCTTCTAGCAAGACAGTCTCCCCCACAGAACCTGTTTCCGGCAGCGCCGACACCAAAGTAAAGCCGCTTGAAATCCCTACGATCAGCCCCAGCAAAAAATTGAAATTCGCCAAAAGTTGAGTCACGTCAGCTGGCTGACCGTTAGCTAGATCAGGGTAAGGAAGTTCCGCCATCAGCAAGGCGTCCCTGTGAAGCTGAGCGTCACAGACACGTTTGCCCGAGCGGTGATGCCCGTCGAAGTATCCGTTGCAGTTACGGTTGCAGTGTCCAAAACGAGCGTGTTGCTGCACGACACAGCGGCGCTGAAAGTGGTCGTGACCGCTGTAGGGCTTGTGATCGTTGCAACGCCTCCGTCTGTCCAAGCGTAGGTATAGCTGCCAAGGCCGCCCGAGGCTGTAGCCGTCGAGGGGTTCGACACGGCCACGCCCGCGGTCGCGCGGGACCCGGAAGCGGACGTCGGAGATGCCGTGACACTCAAAGCCGAAAAGAAGAGCTTGTTGCCCGCAGCAGTACCAATATAGCCGCTTATGGCGGCGTGGTTCACGCCGCTCTCGCCGACGTAAATCTCCTTGACAATGTGGTTCGTGCCGCTCTCGCCAATGCTAGTGACCTGAGCGCAACAAGGCCCAGCCAGGAGCCACAGCAATGCGAGAAGCCAGCGCATCAGTTGGTCTGCAAATAGATGGCGCCGGTGGCCAGCGTGCCGGGAGCCGACGTCCCATAAGTCACAGACGCCGCACCGCCGTTTGTCAAATACATCCCTGGCGCAGAATTGATGGTCGTGCCCGAGGGAAAAGCTTGGGCCGCTCCCCAAGTGTTCGCCGCGGCCAGGACCGAAGCTGACACCGTAGGGTAAACCAAAGCGCCCGCCGCGGCGGCGCTGATCGGAACCGGAACGCCAGCGGATCCGGAGCTGTTGGCGATAAAGGTCTGCGCAGCCTGAGACGCCAGGGTAGGGTTAGGGTACGTGCCAGCTAGGGCGCCTCCCGCTGCGCCTCCAGTCCCCATGGTGTTGCCAGTACCGCCTTGGGCGATCGACAGCGGAGTCGAAAGGCCGTTCAGCGACGTGATGTCGCTGTTCGCGCCGTTTGCCGCGCCGCTGTTAACAAAGCAATTCCTGACTAAATTAAAATCCGCCATCACTTGATTGGCGTCGGCGGTCTGGCCATTGCTCAACACGTAAGGATAAGAAGAGCAAATCCCCGCAAACGCAGGCCGTGTCAGGGCGCTCAATAGTCCAGCAAGGACAAAAAGCTTCTTCATATTCCTGGCCCTTGTGTGAGGAACCCCGTCGGCGAATACTTTATGTACAAGTTCCCGATGGATTGTCCCGGCGAAGAGGTTCCGAGGACTTCCACGGACATCTGCTTGAAGTCCACCGTGCCGGTCCAATCTATAGGATACTGCACAAATGGTCCAGTCGCGACGCCCCAGTCGAACGTGCCCCAGCTCACCGCTCCCCAGACCGACCCGCCCAGGCCTTCTCCAGCGCCGTAGTAATTGGCGCGGCCCCACTGAAACTCCCCCCAGAGCGTAGGCTGCTGGACGTAGCCGTCAATGTAAACCGTATCGAGGGTTTTGCTCGCCTCGTTGAAAGACCGAACCCGCACCGTATCCTGGTCGCCGAGAGCCAGCATGATCGTCGACTCGACCACTTGGTTATTAGCCATGTCGGCATTGTCCGGCCCTAGCGTCGTCGTGTAGTTCCAAGACAACGCCGCGTTATTTTCAGTGTAGGTTGACGTCGCAACAGGGATCACACCCGACTGGTAAAGTGCGGCCGGCGCAGCGACCGGCGCGGCGATGAAACCGCCGCCCGCGCCGCCGATCGGATAAGACCCGATCACGTTTGCCGCAAAGGTATGCGGCCCTGTCCAAATTTTCAGGTCGAAGTCGTACCAGTATTCTTGGAAGGGCTGACCAGCGGCCAGGGAGTTTTGCAGGCTGATCCGCATCACGTCCTGGCCATAGGCTGCGCACATCCGCGACGGATAGAGCGCGTTGATCAAAGGCGTGTTGACGCCTTGGCCGTTAGTGCCGATGGGCTCGGACACTTGGCCCGTCAGACCAAGGACGCGAAGCCCGTCGGTCGCCACATAGGCCAGGCCAAGCGGCGTGGCGCAGATAGTGCTGGGCGCCAGGGTGCCGACCCCGCCGGTGATCGCGTTCTGCTGAAGGTTGCTGGTGGCGGCATCGCCGGTGATCTGGTACTGGGTGCCGGTCCCCTTGAACGCGATCAGCGCTGCGACCACGCCTCCTGTCACCGTGTTGGTGTACGGCAGACCTGCCAGGGCTGTGATCGGCTGGTTGTCACCCAAGGTCAGTGCCTGATCGGCGTTGGTGAGCTGGGTTGGGTTCAGGGAGTCGGAAAAGACCAGGAAGTTGCCGACCCCGTAATAGGCCCGCCCGTTGAACTGACCGACGCACGCCGGCACGGACGACAGAGGATAGGTGTTGAGGTTCCCCGCGCCCCAGAGCGGCGCCGCCAGCGTTCCGCCTTCAATCGCCACGGCAACACCGTTAGCGGTCGCCGTGGCGTTTTCAGAAATCGTGATCGACCCACCGCCCGAGACGTCTATGGCTACCGCAGACGCTGTCTCGATAGCGTTCTCCGACAAAGTGATCTGCGTCCCGCTATTCACCGAAACCACATAAGCGCCCACCGAGAAGGCGGGGGACGCCACGCTCATGCCGTAGGTGATCCCCGCGGTGCTCGAGAGACCTGTGACGACCGGGCTGGCGTTGGTGGTGTTGCCTGTCAAGTTTGCGCTGAAGGTCCCGTTCGCCGCGGAGACCACCGTCGCGCCTGCGGGTATTCCTGGCCCACTGATCGCTTGACCAGGCTGCACGCCGCTCAGGATCGGCGCAGACGTGCCGCTCGGCGTCTGCACGCTGGCGATGACCGGCGAGCCAGCGACGGTGTTGCCGCTGATCGCACCCGCCACAAAGCTCGAAATGTCAAACCAACCGATGTACGGCCCCGCGCCGCCGGGAAAGCCGGGGTGCGTTACAATGACGCGGCTGGGGAACGCCACGATGGTCGGCGGCGTCCAATCGCCCACCGTCGGCTGCGTAGCCGGCACGTTGCCAGGAAGAACGCCGCTGACGGGGATGTAAGCGCCGGCTTTCAGGTCGTAGCAAAAGGGCTCGTCATAACCGGGATTGCGGCTGGTCGAAATCATCCCGTACATGCGCGACCCGACGATGGTAAACGCTGTCACCCCAGTCGGCATGTTGAACGGTGCGAAGTTCACGATCTCCTGCGCCGCGGGCCGCGGCACGAAAACGCTCTTGGTGGTGGGTGACGGCACGAGGTTCTGCAGCACCAGCATGGCGCCGCTGAAGGTGTTCGACCCGTCCTGGCTGTCGGACAGGCCGACGGGTCTATGGGTGAAGACCTTTGCGTTCTTGATCGCCATCAGCCAAGCTCACGTTCTAAGTAAGCAACGATGGCCTTGAACTCTTCAAGCGAGCCGTTATTTTTAAGGTGGTTTGCCCTATTGGAAATCACCCGAACGTTGCCTTTCACGTAACCCCGCTCAGGCCTTAAACGGTCTAATGACGGAGAGGTGCGGTTGTGCGATAGCCGCCTTCCTACGTCGCATTCTAGCCTAATGCCTAACACAGGGCAAAGCTCTGGAATTTCTATGTCCGTGTCGTTGATATCAAAAGGTAAACCCTGCTCGGCGGCCCTCTTTTTGGCTCGCATCAACAAATATCTATGGGCGTTGTTTTGGATGAACCTTAATTGAGTGTCGGCAAACCGCTCCGGGTCTGCGGCCCTTTGCTTAGCCGCCGACACTCTGTTTATTCTCCTATAAAGCTCCGGGTTTTTAGCTTTAACGCGAAGATTGATTAAATTAACTTTTTCTTTGTTTTTACGCTTCCATTCGCGCATATAAGCGTTTTTGGCAGCGCGCTGTTCTTCCGTCATGTGAGCCTCCTACCAGCCCACGTTACCACTCCACTTAATCCTTACAAGCAGCCCATCCCACTAATTTCGTATTTGGGAGGGTCGAATATGCGCGGCCAAACTGACGGCGATCCAGCTTGATGGTCTTGGCCCGGTTGCTGTTGTCGTCCTTGAGCTTCAGATACCTGTTCAAAATGCCCTGGGCCCCCATGGGCCCCTCGCCCAGCCACGCATCCGCCCTGTCGTCGCCCGTAAGGCCCATCAGCTCGCCGGCCAGGCGGCGGCGAAGATAAGCGCTGTTAGGGAACCAAGGTACGGCGGTGGACGTCTGAGGGCTCGCCACATCCGCCATCTGCGAGTAATAGCGCACCGTCACGGGATAAGCCCCGCTCGGCGGTGCGTAGACGTACATCACCGGAGTCGGATTGTCGCTCAGCGACAGGTCTGTGGCGAACACGTAGGGGTAAGACTGGATCCCGGGCTGCTGGACGAGATGGTCGAACTCGGCTAGGTCCACCGGGATCATGTCGTACACGACGCCCTGCAACGTCCAGAACACCTCGCCCTCAATGGCGCGGAGGTAATCCGCCGGCAGGGGGTACGGCCCCGAGCCGTAGATGCTGTTGCCCTGGGAGGCGGCTAATCCAGGGTCGAAATTGAAATAGAAGCTCTTCTTGGAGACGTCGAGGTCGTAGGTCTGGTTCAGGTCTTGCAGGATCATCTGGAGCAGCTGACCGGCCTGGGACATGTACCCAGAGCACTTTGCGTCTTGGGTGGCCAGGACGCAAAGCTGTTGGTAGGTCAGCGCCACAGATTGCTCCTGTTCAGGAGGCGACCTTCTCCAGGTCTCCGATCTTCTCGTCTAACACCAAAAGCCGCGCTTGACGACGGCTGATCGCGATCTGGATATTGTCGAGAAACTGCTGTCGCTCCGCGGCGTTCGTTTCCTTGGCCTTCTTGAAGTTCTCGATCTGGGTTTCGACGAGGCGCAAATTGGCTTCGGTCCTGCCCTGCGGCTTGTACGGACCCTGGCCGCCGCGCTTGGCGTGCGCAGCGTAACCCTCCTTCAAGGTTTCCTCGCGCTGACCATGCATCTCCAGGATCTGCACGTCGAGCTGCGCCTGCTGCTTTTGGAAGTTGGCCTCGGCCTCGGCAATGTCCTGCTCGGCCTGCGCTACGTCGTCGCGCAGCTTCTGCCGCTCCTCCTTCAGCAGGGGTATCTCGTAAATGCCGCGCTGGCGATCCGCCAGACGCATGATGCGGTCAAGCCGCGCATTAACCGTGTCGTCGCTCTCGTCCTGCTCGAAATAACCCTGGAAGACGATCTGCCGGTTGCCATCGACGTTGATTGTCGTGGAGAACCCGATCGCCGGGACTTGAATAGGCTTCGCTTCTTCGGTCATGACGCCATCGCTTGAGGAGAATTGGTGATGCCCTTGACCGGCGACAGACCGGTCTGGCGAGCGCGCTGATAGTGCTCGCTCAAAGTCTTGCCATCGATCTCGTCCTGGTGCCGCCAGCCGCGCTGCTGAATCTCACGCAGGGTCTCGGCGACGTGGCGCGGAACCGTGTAGGTTTGCGCGTGGTAGTAGGGCCGGTGGTTCAGGACCACGAACGGCGAGTGCGGCGCCAAGTCCAGGGTGATCCGCACCATCTGGTCCTTGACCCCATCGCCCGTGGACATGCCGCCCTCTGTGCGAAGGCGCTGCATCTCGTCGGCAATGATCTTCTTCTTGGCCGCCTTGGTTTGCTCGGCCAGAAGTTGCTTGCGCGCTTCCTCGCGCGCCGCCAGCACTTCCTCGTTGGTCAAGAGCGGGTGCAAGCGATCTGGGTCAACCGGCGCGGGCTCGTCGAAGTCCTCGGGCTCCTGCGCTACCGGCGCGCGAGCGCGGCGTGTCTTGGGCTTGTTCGGCTCGATGGGCGTCGCAGCTTCCGCGGCGATCTCGCCTGTCAGGGACGTCGGACCTGAAAGGTCTTCGACCTCGCCCAGCAATTCCGCCGCTGTGGGCGTGTCGTTCTCGGACATGCAACTTTCCCCGCAAAACGGTTTGGAAAGTTAAACCTATCCGACGATCAGGTGTGTGTCCAGCTTGTACCGCCTAAAGCGATCGAATAGGCGGAGACCACGATCGGCCAACCCGCGGCGTCCACACCGACGTAATCGCCGGGCGCCAGCTTGATGAAACCCTTCTTCTCGGGAAGGTACAGCACACCATCGGCGGTAAACCGGGAACCTATCATTTCCGAAGAAGGGTTCTGGCCCCTGATCGCGTTGTTGATCGTGGCGATGTCGGCCGCCGCCATACCGCTGTTGTAGCCAGGAAGGAAAGGCAGGGCGGTTAGGGAATTGGTGGCGTTGGTGCCTAAAGTTCTTGTTGCCATGATGCGCTCTCTAAAAGCTTGAGAATGCCCTCCGCCGAAGCGGAGGACTAACTGAAGCTCTTAGCCGAAGGCGGTAGTGAAGGCAGAGACGCTTTCAATACGGGCAAAGAACTGCTGATTCTCCAAAAGTGTGCCGTAAAAACATTTCCACCCAACCACGCGCAACTGGTTGAGGGGGTCTGATTTATCGGCGTCCTTCAGATAAGTGAATTTGGCGTCGTCCAGAACCACTTGCCCGTATGCGCCGCGACCCAGAACGAACGTCGGATAAACGGTCAGGCCGGTGGCCGGCGCCGCGGGCGGAACTTGCGCCAAGCCCAGAGCGGTGATCACCACTGTGGTGTTCGGCGTCAACTGCGTGGCTTGGCCCGCCAGGGGGCCGCCAAGGGGGCCAGAGGCGGAAAGGCCGAGGTTGGCCGGGCTGGCGGTGGTGCCGACATAGACGTTGAAGGTGTAGCCGACGATGTTGGGCAGCGTCACGCTGATCGAGCCGTTGGGGCCGGTGACGGCGATCGCGCCGGACACTTGGTAAATGCGGCTCTCGTACTGGTTCTGCGTGTCGGAAGCGGTGACGGTGATGTAGTAGTTGCCGGTCGCCAAGGAGCCCGCCGTGCCGGCCGTGCCCGAGAGCTGGGCCACGCCCGTGAAGGACGGGACCATGTTGGACTTACAGAAGCGGATGCCCGACCACTCGCCGGCCTCGTAGTTGTAGAGGCGGTTCAAGTCGGAGTAGGTCCAGGCCTGGATCACGGTGGCGTTCTGGCGGAAGTCGGCCACGACCAGGGTGTGGATGATGGCGGCGTAGTGCGGCATAGCGCGAGGATTGGACGACGCCTTGGCGCCGCCGGCATCCGCGTCGATCTTCATGTCCGTGCGCTCGTCGCCCATGTAACGCGGCGCGCCCAGCGTTTCGAGGGCAGCGTCGGTGCGAATCACGGTGGTGGTGTCGAGCACGTCGCCCGCCACCAGAGCGGCGCGCGAGCCGCGAGAGTTGACGTAGTTCACCTGGGTGCCGGCCATGAGGGTGTTCATGGTGTTGCGTTCCAGGGTTTCCGCCAGCTGCAAGGCGACCAGCTCGGTCGCTTTCTTGAAGAGCGGGTGCTTGATGGTCATCTCGCCGACGTCGGTGATCGTCACCTTGTCGCCCCACTGGAGCGCGGTGGCGGACACCTGGGCGATAGTCATGGTCTCGCCGATGGGCGGCACGCCTTCGGAAAGCGGCGCGAAAGGCAGAGGAAGGCGGTTGTAACGAGTGGCGGTGTAGGTAGTGCCGCGGCCTTTAGGCAGGGTCAGCGGGTCGCCGAACTGATAGGCGACGAGCTGGCGCCGCGCGAGAGGCAACGTCTCGTCGGCGATATAATTTTCGATGTCAGAGGCAAACGGACCCGCAGTATTGATAGGCATGGACTAGGCTCCCGCTGTTGCGCGGGAGCAAGTCGGCCCCCGCTAGATGCTCATGTTCTCCAGCCGGCGAGCGCGCTGCTCCTTCTCAGAGCCACCGCGGCGATTGCCTGCTGGCACGTCGCTAGTGGACGAAGACGGACGCGCCTGCTGGCGGGTTCGATTCGTGGCGGCGGTGCGCTCTTGCTTGGCTTTGGCCTTGGAGGCGCCAGCAAGGGCCTTCTCGCCGATGACGTACTTCAAGACCGTCTCGCGCGGGGAGTTGAAGCCTAGCTGCCGAAGGCGCTGAAGCTCGCTCTCCACCTCGTCCTTGTATCGAGCGGCGACCGTATTGCGGGCGCACATCCCCTCGAAGGCCGTTCGATCCGCGCTGTCTTGCGACTGGAACTGGATCTGGTTGAGTTGGTCTTGGAATTTTCGGCCCTGCTCATTGAGCAGGTATTCGGTCCGCTGATCGGGATCCATGTTCGCCAGGCGCTGGGCGCGCTGCTCGGCGGTCTCTGGAGGCGGACGGTTTTGGTTCTGACGGAGAGCTTCAAGTTCCCGTTTAGCCGCGGCGGCTTCCGCCTTGGCCTCTTTGGCCTCTCGCGCGATGACCGCAAGGCGGCCTTCTTTGCGAGAAGTCTTCGCGCTTACTTGACGCGATCGGTCTTCTTGCCCTTCATCCTCTCCGTCATCGTCGTCTTCGACGAGATCGGTTTGCTCTTCGCCTTCGTACCCGTCGCCGGCATCATCTTGCCCTTCATCATCTTCGACGCCATCGGAGCCTTCTTCTTGGTCTTCAAAGTCGCCTCCGTTATCATCTTCGGGTGAATGCAGGGCTTGAGACCAGGATGAGGTCGCAAGCAAAAGCCTCTTGAGAGGATCCATCAGCTTCTCCTAGTCGGTAACGCCGACCGCTCGCAAAGGGTGGGTAACGCCACACCACTCGGAGCTTGAACAAAAACACAGCCTAAGCCGTTTGTCAAAATCACATTTTCCTCGGCATCCCGACAGCGCCGGCCGCGGGCAGTCGATCGGCATGAATCATACCGGGTGGCCCCTTCTGAACGGACGGGCCGGCCTGGGCTCCGCCTTTCGGCGAACCCGCCACGCCTGGCCCCGCGCCGCCCGGCGCGCCGGGCAAGCCGCCTTGCTGTTGCTGTTGGGCCATGTTTTTCTGCGCCTGCTGCTGGGAGTGCAGCATCAGATGGTAGCGGAAAGTGCCGTGCGGATCGCCGCCGGCCTGCATCGCCTGCATGTGAACCTGCATGTGCTCGGCGTCGTTGTCAGGCGGGTGGACCGGAAGGTTGAAGCCTTCCGCCAACATCTCGTTCTCCTGGTCGGGCGGAACGGAAATCTGCTTGGCCATGTCCTCAAAGATCAGCGGCGCCAGGCGCGGGCCGAACGCAGCCTCGACCATCTGCATGATCATCGGCGCCAGCTTCAACTGGTAGCCCTGGTACATCTGCGGCGGGATGCCCTTGATCACGTTGACCATGGCGATCTGCTGCTGGATCATCGCCGCGTTGCGCGCGGCTTCCACCCCGAACCACTTGAACTGGTAGCGGTGGTTCATCTGCAGTGGCTCGACCTCCTCCATCTGGGCCTTCAGGCCCATCTCCCCGAAAGAGCGGATCATGATCGGCTCATCGCGGAACTGATGGTCGTAAGCGGCGACGCGCTGCAGCAGCGGCGTGAGGATGCCTTCTTCAATGTTGATCACGGCGTCGGCGGTGGTGAGGATGTCCACCTGTTGTTCGGTGGCCATTTCCGCTTGGTTGCGTTTCTTGGCGCCGCCGGTGGACTGGGGGATCATCGAAGGGTTGACGCCTAGGGTCTGAAAGATCTGCACCTTGATGGCCTCGGCGCGCTCCTGCGCCGACTTCCAGAGATCGGGAAACTGGGCGAACTTGGTATCGTTCGGGCTAGTCTCCCACACCGCGCCCAAGCCCATGATCATGGTGCCGACCTTGGGGTTCTTCTCCGGGTCGGTCATGGTGATCGGCATGGCGGCGAAGTGCGCAGTGTCGGCGCCCTCGTTGATGGTGTCGTTGGCGAACACCTGCATGTCGATCACTTTGGAGATCGGCGCCACGCCCTTGGACACGCCGGCCAGTTTGCGCACGGGCACGCTCAGGATCGGGACTTCGTCACACCAGTAAGGGTTCAGCTTGGCCCCGAGCACTTGGCTCTCGCCGCCGAAATAGGCGCGACACAACCGCTCCTCGCCTTCGACTTTCAAATGGCCCCACGCCTCATAGACCAAGGCGAACTTGCCCTTGGCCTTGATTCCGGCGTCGGTGGCCAGTTCCTTCGACACGTCCTTCGCGTCGTCCTTGGTAGCCTTGTTCATCGAGTCGATAAGGGCTTCGCCCTCCTTCTCGACGATGTCACCGCGCTTCATCAAATCGCGAATCTTGGTCTTGGTCCAACGGCGGATCACCACGACCCAGCCGCCCGCAGCAATCGCCTCTTCAACCGAATTGGAAGTGGCGGGCAGGATCAAGACGTCGGCGTCGTGCAACACCTCGATGTCGGGCATTCCACGTTTGATGGTGATCTGATCAATGTCTTCGACTTCGCCCAGCGCCTCTTGCTCCAGGCCCGCCGCCTTGACAGGCTTCTTGACCCGAGAGGCCAGGGTCTTTTTGACTTCCTTCCACCCAACGTAAACGGACATCTGCCCTTCGGCGTCAGCTGATCGGCAGAGCGCCGGCACGATCTGCGTGCGCAATTTGGCCTGGCCGACGTAATGCTCCAGCAGCGCCATGGTGGCGTGGGGAATGTCGCCGTTCTCGGTGGTGACTTCGACGTAGCGGCCCGACTGGGGGAAGAGCTGGTTGGTGAAGCGGGTCTGGCGCGCTTCGACGGCGTCGTAGACAAAAGGCAGATATATCTGCGACGTGCCGGAATAGTACTGGCGTTCACCCAATTTGCATTCGTAGGCGTCCCAGTAGTCGAGGATGTCGTCCACGCGGTCGCGCTGATTGACGAAGCCCTCTTGGATGTCCTTGTAAACTTCTAGCAAGCGGTCTCGCGTCTTAGCGTTGGTGGACAGCTCCTTGTTCCGTTCGGGCGGGAGCTTGGTCTTCGCCATCGTTATCTCCGCGGGAGCGTGCTGACGTAGCGCCGCCCATCCGCCGCCACGGCATAGTTTCTACCATCGTTTTCGTCATCTGGCGACCCGACCGAAAGCCGCCCAACAAAGCTCTCCAGCCCCTCGATCAACACACGGTAGGGTCCCTCTTCGGCATAAGCCGCCAACTGGCCCTGCTTCAGCAGCGCGCGGCAGTAGCCGCCCGAGAAAGCGTTCAAGGCCCACCGCGCCTCGGACGACACCATGACCATAGGCATGGACTGCTTCTCGCGCTGAAGGAGCGACATCAGATAGGGCCGGCCCTTCTCAGGCGGCGCGCCGCGCTGCAACTCGATCTGATGGCGCCCCAGCATCTGGCGCAGGCCCACGTTGTTGTACTGGTCGAAATGCAGTGGGCCTCCCAACACGCGCACGGTACGGCCCGCGTCGAGCTGCGCCTGGGCGACCATGTCCACGCCGACGGTGGCGGGGTCGCCTTCGCGCACGTAGTCGGCGAAGATGCGAATCGACCCGTCGAGCACCTGCAGCAGGACGCCGGTGGTGCAAATGCGGTTGGCGTTCATGCAGAGCCAAGCGGGCTGGCCGCGGAGCGGCTGCAGCTCCTCGGCGATGTGGCGCATCCCGAAGTCTTCGTAGAGCGGCAGGCCTGGGCGCATCTTCAGCGCATAGGCCAAGGCGTTAGGCACGTCAATCTCGCCGGTGGGGAAGCCCAGGAACTGCTCTTCCACCTCGGCCATGGGTTTGACCCACTCGACTTCTCTGGCGTGGAAGAAGGGCTGCAGCGCCTTGATGAACTCAGTCTTGTGCCGCGGGGCGCGCATGGGCTCGACGGGAATGGAGGTGGCGCGCTTGACCTGCTCCTGGCGAATCGGCTGCATCAAAAACTCGTTCAGGCCGTCTTCTTCCACGCCGATCTTGATGGGGTGGAACTCGTCATGGCAGTCGAAGATGGCGTCAGTGATCTCGTTGGGCATCAGGCGCTTGCCCCAAGCGTCCCACACAACCAGCTTAGGTCCGACCCAGGACCAACAGGCATAGCCGGTGGTGGCCGACGTCGCCTTCACCGTCCGCGCGGGGTCGAACATGGCGTAGCAGGCCTGCCAGGTCCGCACGCGCGGCTCGATACGGAACATGTCCTTCTTGAACGCCTTGCTCTCGGGCGCTTCGGCCTCGCACATGTATTCAGCCCTCCAGCCCTGATACTGGCCGCGGCGCTTGGCGCTGGCTTCGCTCTTGTCGATCCAGCTCATGGGGAAACGCTCTGGCCAGCTCGACGTCCGCTCGCCGGTTTCGGGGTGCAAGAAGTAGATCGGGAACTTGTGGACCAGCCATTCGGGATCACGCATCAGGCGCATGGGAAGCGCGTCGGGGTGCAGCGGCGTCGCGGCCATGCGTTCGACGTAAGACGGGTCCGCCGCGGGGACCAGGTCGAAGTCATGCCAATCTCGGATCTTCTGCCGGGCCTCGGGTTTCACCATGTCGAGACGGTTTTCCAGGTCGTCCGCAAAGATCAAGTCTGGGCGCTGGTCCAGCTCCTTGATCCCGCGCAGAGACTGCCCTTTGCCCAAGGCTTGAATCACAATGCCGGTGGACAACTCGATCTTGTCGTCGCCCCACGGCCGGCCGCGCAGATCGCCGTACAGTTCGCGGATCAGCTCGTTGCCTTCGAACTCGCGACGGATGGCGTGGAGGCGGGCGGCGGCGCGATCAAACGTTTCGCCTACGATCAGGCAGTTCTTGAACTCGCGGTAGCAGGCTTTGATGGTGATCGCCTCTTCGGCGATGGTGGACTTGGCGCCGCCGCGGAACACCATGTCGAGGATGTTCTTTTGTGGGCTGTGCCAGTCCTCGATCAGCTGCCGGTGGAAGTAGGGCGTGCGCTGCGGGTGGCGATGGGCGAAAAGAGTCTGGTGGGCGAGAAGGCGATCCAGGCCCAAAAGCAGCGCCGTTTGTTCGCGCGGCGTTAAGCCTTCCGCCAATGCCCCGGACTTTCATAAAAACGGCCACCGCACTTATCGCACGGCGCTTTCTTTTTAGGGTCAAAGCTTTTGTAGGGGTGCGGGTCTGAAGGTTTCATCAGCTTTGCTCGAACGAGTAACGACCCTTGATCTGACGATGAAAGTACTGGCCGGCCGAAGACGCAAGCGTCAGCCCGCGGTACGTCTCAGGGGGCACGTTGGAGTAGGTGTAACTGCCGCCGCTCTGAAACTCAATCGTTAGGGTCTGCTCGTCAGGATCGTAGCTCGCCGACGAGAGGTTAGACGAAGACCGGAAGATGAAGGTCTCGGCCACCAGGGTCACGAGGTTAGAGCTTCAACCCGTGGGTGAAGCTGCCGATGGCGTTGTAGAAGGCGACCACGTCGTTGACCACGGCTTCGACGTCCGCGGCGATGGTGGTGAAATCCCCTTCCCATTCCGGCGCGATGCTCTTCAGGAACAGCTCGAACTCGTTCAGCACCTGGGTCAGCTTGTCTGCCCCGCTGAGCGTGGTCGATTCGGCGGTCGCAATGGCGTTGATAAGGAACGTGCCGGCCGCCATGACCTTGGGGAAGTCGCCGACGATCGTGGTCAGCAACGTGAGAAGGTTCATGATGTTCATGGCAGACCTGCGGGCTTGAAAACGGTGGAAGCTGTCGATTGCGGGGTCGAAGGTATGGCCGACGCCCCGAAGGTGAGGGGCGGCGGAAACTGCGCCACTTCCGCCTCGCCAAGGCCCACAAGCTTAGGCGCGGTAACCGCCGACGGAACAGGCGGCGACACGGACACACCAGGGGCGGCAATTTCGGCCGGCGCCGTCGGAACGGCCGCAGTACTCGGCAGGGCGTTGAGGATCGCCGGCAGCAGTTTGCCCGCGGCTTCCTCCACCGTCATGGTTCCCGCGACTGGAGTGGCCAGGGCTTGTTGGACCTGCTTCTTCTGCAGCTCCTTCTGGATGATCGACCATACGAGAGCCCCCAAGGCCAGGATCGCCGCGGCGCCGGCGTCCTCAAACGCCCCCGTGGTCGTGGTGGACAACAAGCCATGCTGCGCCAGGTACCCTGCGGCCAGGGCCATGGCCCAGCGGGCGGCGGCGGTGAGCTTCGGTTTGATGTCAGTGTCGAAGTCCATCAGGACAACAGATCAGCTTGCTCAGCGGGCGCGCTGACCAGGGGCTGGGGCACGACGGCGATCTGCTCGGGCGGGCCTTGGCTCGGCGCGGGGTTGGGCGCCGCCACGGCGGTCTCGACGCTCTGGCCGACTGACGGCAAGGCCACGGGCTGCGGCGTTGCGCTGGTCTGCAGCTTGACGCTGGGGACCGGCTGGCTCTGGGGCGCAGTCACTTCGACCAGGGGCGACGACGTCACGCCTGCGCCTTCCTTGGCGGCCGGCACGGCCACATCGGGATTGAGGTGGGCGGCCAACTGCGCCTGCTCGACGGGATTGTTGGGTTTGGAATCGGCCATCTCGTCCCGCGGTTCGGAAAGGTCTTCCCCTTCGCCGATGCCGGCCATGTAGTTTAGCAAGGCGCTGGTGTAGGCCACGAGCGAATTATGCACGGCCATAAGCGCCATGCCCTGCACCCCGCCCGCCCGAAGCGCCGTGGTTTTGATCCCGTCTAGGATTGGTTCCAGGCGGGCTTTGCCTTTGGTCACGAAACTGGTCGTGGAATCGTCCGCGTCGGCAGGACGCTGTTTGGCCTGGTCCGGCCAGTCTGCGTCGGGATAATACGCCGCGGGTTCGTGGTCAACGGCTGCGCCTCGGTTGCGCTCAGCGTCGTCGCGAAGGATGTCAGAGGCCATTGTTTTTGGTCCTGGCTAAAGCGCAGTTGCGGCAAAATGGCGGAAGCGTCCAGGGCTGTCAAGCACTCACAAAAAAAAAGCCTCGACGTCGCCGCTCAGAGCGCCATCGAGGCAAGTTGTGGGGTCACGTGGTGCTGGGCGTATGCCGCGAAATGGCGATGCAGTCAAGCGGCAAAGCGCAGTGATCTAAAAAGATCAATGTTTTCAAAGTGATACGGGTTTTAGGATGGGAGGTCAAAAAATTTTTTGCCTCCGTTCCACTACCCCTTTTCCCCGGAATGCCTTTACGCCTCAACGCCTTAGGGTCTTGGCCAGGGGGCGATCAGCTGTGCAGCGTTTAACATTGTAAGCCGATATGGCGATGCGGGAGTATGTTCGTCGGTGAGCAGTAATGGCAGGGAGGTTTATCGATAATCGATGCGGGTTTATCGATTATCGATGTGATAAAGATATAAGGATATGTGCATGTCCTTATCCGCGCGAACGAAACGACTGTTCGGCTTGACAGCGCTTAGACCAGGGGCCGAGCCGCAACGCCGGCCTTCCCTTTCGGCCATGGCCGCCCACAACGGCGCAAAGCCGCCCCGCCGCCTTGGCGAAGCCGCTCTTGCATATTCTTGCTATGATGATAGGGAAGCGTGCTGATATACCAGGGCGGCGACAGTTAGAAGCCCGTATAGTAGTGGCGAGACGCTTCCATCCCTCGAAGGGGCTCTCGCCTCTACCATACTGCGGTCTAACTGTCAACCCCCTGAAGGATCAGCCGAAACCCTGCACTTGCAGCCTTTTGAGGGGAAAATGTCTAACAAACTGAAGATAGACCTGCGTCTCGACCCTAAGCCTCACGGCTTCAAAATCTGGGACAAGGGCTTCCTGTATGAGCTGGCCGACTCCAAGCCGCACACTGACCGGAACAACAATCCGACCCTGGTCACCTATTGGACGTGCGAATGCGCCGAGGGCGGCCACAAATTCACGCATGTGACGGGAGCGGCGATTTACAATCTCCCGCGTCGCTGCACGGAACACGCTAAGGGCAAAGGGTGGGGAGCTGTGGCGCCACACACCTACCACGCCGCGAGCGAGGCGGACCTAAACGCGACGGAGGAAGGATCCAGGTCCGAGCGGCAAAGCCTGGTCTATGAAATTGAAAACATGAAGCGTCTTTTAGGGCTGGCGCTAGCCGGCGGGGGGCGCTTGACGATAGAGCAAGCCCGCGAGATCGTATGGGCCGAACAGCGCGACGCCTTAGAGGGATCGTCCAAGGAAGCCTTAAGCGCGCTCGAGGACTTGGTTATAGCACACAAGGACCTGGTGTATGAGCGCGGCCGGCAGGCAGTCAAAGCCGAGCGGAAGACCCTGGCCGCCCTGAAGCCGAGCCCCGAGGACCTGCTAAGCTAGGCCCGTGGTGCGTGGTAGCCCTGTGGTGAATACCACGCCTTACCACATACCACGCCAAGGAGGAAAAAGCCGCTTGACATTACTGTTCAGCCATGAACACTTACAGACGGCGGGCTCAGCCGCAATGGGGACAAGACCATGGTCGAAAAGCTTATAATACAGACAAACGCCTTTAACGGTAAAATCGAAGGCGGATACGTCAGCCTGTTTCAATGCAGAAAGTTCTTGAAGAGGGTAAGCGAAATGATGACGGTTGCGGAGGTGGGCGCGCACATCGTGGAGCACCCAGACATGCCGATCTGCGTTCTGGCCTGCTAAATTTGAGCGCCTCGATTAGCCTCCGCTGCGGCGGGGGCATTTCCAGGCGCTCAGGCCTGACTAGGAGAATGACCATGGGAAAAGCTAAGCCCTACCTGGGCCACCCATCATGGAACGCATGGAACGTGTCGCTGTGGCTCAACAACGATGAAAACTTGTATCGCCTCGGCATGGACCAATTACAGAGCTGCAAGGGCAACCTCAAGCAAGCAGCGGCGGCCTTTTACCTCAAATACTTGACCAACGAGAAGACGCCTGACGGTGCGCCCTACACCTTGACCAATGTCCGCCGCGCAATGCGCGAATGGGGCTTATGACCTTGAACCCCGCTTAAGCCCCATCGCCAAGCGCGGTGGGGCTTTCCAGGCGCTCAGGCCTGACAGGAGACAAGACTTATGCCAGCCACCAAAACCGCGATCCTAGCCACTTATCGTGAGCTATTGAAAGTTTACCCCTGGGCTTCGGACGAAGCGAAGCTAGACAAGTTCATGGCCGCTGCGCGCGAAACCCTGGACGGCGGCAACGCCATAGACCGCACAGGCCATACTTGGCTACGCGCCTTGGAGCTCAATGGGATTTTTTCACGTAAAGGCCAAACGCTTAAGGCGCTGCACGCATTGCCAGAAAGCTGAAACTTGAACCCCGCTTAAGCCCCATCGCCAAACGCGGTGAGGCTTTTGAGGCGCTCAGGCCTCCAGGAACAAAAACATGACCGTTTCGATAACCCGTGACCAGCTGGTCGCTATGAAGCCTTGCGATCTCGAAAGCCGCCTTGCTTTATTCGGCGATCGCGAAACCCTTACCGTTGCAGACGCATTGGCGGCCGGCGTGCCGGTCTACGATCTGCTTTGGGTCGCCGCCCGCCTCGACATGAAGCGCCAATGCGTCCGATTCGCTTTAGAGTGCACCCAGCGTGTCGCGCACCTCAATCCAGATCCTCGCGTTCAAGGCGCCTTGGACGCCACGCAAAAATGGCTCGACGCTGATACGGGCGTAACCGAGGCCGCCGTCGGGGCCGCCAGGGCCGCCAGGGCCGCCAGGGCCGCCGCCAGGGACGCCGCCAGGGACGCCGCCAGGGATGCCAGGGACGCCGCCAGGGATGCCAGGGCCGCCGAGGCCGCCTGGACCGCCGAGGCCGCCTGGGCCGCTGCCAGGGCCGCCGCCAGGGCCGCCGAGGCCGCCAGGGCCGCCAGGGCCGCCGGGGCCGCCGCCTGGGCCGCCGGGGCCGCCGCCAGGGCCGCCGAGGCCGCCAGGGCCACCGCCAGGGCCGCCGCCTGGGCCGCCGGGGCCGCCGGGGCCGCCGCCTGGGCCGCCGGGGCCGCCGCCGAGGCCGCCGGGGCCGCCGCCGAGGCCGCCGGGGCCGCCGGGGCCGCCGGGGCCGCCGGGGCCGCCGGGGCCGCCGGGGCCGCCGAACAAGAGGCGCAGCGCGAAATTTTCCTTAAGATATTCGCATGATGCGCGCCGCCGTCTTCATGCTCAACCTAGCCGGCGCCCTGGCTTTCTACGCGATCGCCTTCGGCGCCATCGTTCTACTCTCACACTGAGCTTCGCTTAAGCCTCACCGCCAAGCGTGGTGAGGTTTTTGAGGCGCTCAGGCCTTTAGGAAAAACCATGAACCTCCTAGCTGAAGTCAAAGACGCCACAGGCTGGCCGGACGTAGATATCGCCGACATGGTAGGGCTGACCAGAATCACCGTGAACCGCGCGTCGCACGGCGCTAACGTGCGGATGCGCGACATGAAAACCGAGCATCTGCGCGACGCCCTGGTCGAGCTGCGCGACAAGCTGCAAACGCTAATCGACTATATCGACCTGACCAGTTGACGCCGAACGGGAAAGGCGTTTAACATTTTAAGCATGATCACTTTCACCGTCATGGGTGCGCCGCGCGGCTGGGCTAGGACCGGCCAGCGCGGCGCCGTGCGTTTTGTCGATAAGGCGACCGCGAGCTACGAAAACAAGGTAGCGCACTTGGCTAGCCTAGAGATGAAGGGGACCGCGCCATGGGAAGGTCCTGTCTCTGTGCAGATCGAGATCACTTATGATGTGCCTGAGTCCTGGTCGAAGAAGCGCCGCGCCACGGCGCCAGGATCGCCAGCGCCCAAGAAGCCCGACATCGACAACTGCGCCAAGATCATCCTCGATGGTCTGAACGGCGTCGCGTTCAAGGATGACTCCCAAGTCACGGATCTTCGCGTGATTAAACGGTACGGCGAAACGGCCGAGACCTACGTCGTGGTCTCCAAAATGGAGCTTTTGTCATGACCCACCCTAACCCTACCGGGGAGGACGCGGCGCTGATCGAAGAGGCGCGCTCGGCGCTTCAACGCTACGGCCGAATGTTGAATAGTAACGGCTACCTTGATGGACCGGGCTTTTTAAGCGTCTGTTCTCTAATTGAACCCCACGCATTGGCAACCTTTTCCCTCGCCCCCAAAGGAGAGCGCATGATGTCCAAGCCAATTCTCTGCGTAGATTTTGACGGCGTGATCCACAGCTACACAAGCGGATGGAAGGGCGAAACTGTCATTTCAGACCCGCCGGTTAAAGGCGCTATTCAGTTTCTGTGGCGCGCAACTGAGTTTTTCGATGTTCAGATTTATTCGTCGCGGTCAAAAAATGCTGAGGCTCGCATGGCGATGAAGGTTTGGCTCTGCACTTACGCTGCTTATGAATTCGAGCGTGGCCACCCTATGGTAGAGCCGGAAGAAAATTATCCTATAGGCTTTGCTGCTGAAAAGCCGCCCGCTTTTCTTACAATAGATGATCGTGCCATCTGCTTTGACGGCGTGTGGGCAGACAAGAACCCAGCCGATTTGCTCAACTTCCAACCCTGGAATAAGCGAAAAATTGGCGCGACGGGAAAGTTTCCAAGTGGCGTTTTGAACGATGAAGACGAGGGCGAATTGGCGCTAGGCGTGGCGCGCGATTCAGTTGACGGTCTGGTGCATTTGAACTTCGGAAAGTCGGTCGCGTGGCTCGCGCTTCCGCCAGAAACCGCCGCATCGCTTGGCCGGCTGCTTTTGAAACACGCGGGCAGCAGCCGATGACTGATCAATCCGACCCCACCACCGAACACGCCGACCTGATCGCGCGGCTACGGCCGACGATGAGGTTGGCGACGGCGTCAAGGTCGAAGTGTGTTTTTGTAACGTGCGGGACGGCAGCTTATTGATGCGCCATCCTCGCTGCGGACGGAATTGCCGAGGGCTGGGCCGATGGGTGAGCCGCAAGAAGAGCGCTGTCACGCCAACCGAGACGGCGAGTGCTACCACGCGAACTGCCCTCAATTACACGATGGCGAGCCGGAAAGAACGGGGCGTCACTGCCCTCTAGATACGGGGGATGAAGACGATGAGTGAGTCCAAGATGGAGCTTTTGTCGTGACGAAAACCTATGAAGAACTAGAAGAAGAGCTGGCGTATTTCAAGCAAGCCTTAAAAGTCGAGCAGTCAGAAAAACGATTGGCGAAACTGTCCAAGGTTTTCGGCTTTACACCGTCTCAAGCCAAATTAGCTCTGGCGCTTTATGATCGCGCAGGGGGAATGCTAACCAAAGGATTTGCTCTTGACATTCTTTACCCCAATCCAGACGAAGCGGCAGAGCAAAAGATAATCGATGTGTTTATTTGCAAAATCCGCACCAAGCTAATCTATCGCTGCGGCGATCAGAAGCCGATCAATACGGTTTGGGGGCGCGGTTATCAGATGTCGCCAGCGGGGATGGCGATCTTCGCCCAAGCGCTGGGTGAGGCGCCGCTTCACAATGGCTAAGCACGAAAAACCCGGAAAGTCTGATGAATGGTACACGCCTCCCCGCGTTTTCGACGCATTGGGGGTGCGTTTTGACATCGATGTTGCTTACCCTTGGTATGCCGAGCCGGACGTCCCCGCGGATAGGTTTATATGCAAGGGGGGCCTAGAAGCCGATTGGACGGGTTTTGTTTGGATGAACCCGCCCTTTGGCGGTCGTAACGGTATAAAGCCTTGGCTCGACAAGTTTTTTGCGCACGGTAACGGCGTGGCGCTGACGCCTGACCGGACTTCGGCGCCATGGTGGCAAGAAGCGGCGACCAAAGCCGATTTGATTTTGTTCGTCAACGGCAAGATACGTTTTATCCCCGGCCCTGGCGTTAAAGAAAGCTCGCCTGCCCAAGGTACGAGTCTCATGGCTTCAGGCGCTCGCGGAGTTAAGGCCCTCAGGACCGCTGCTGAGAATGGTTTAGGTCTGTGCCGTTAGACCTTTTCCCTTATCAGCACGAAGGCGCGGCGTTCCTGGCGGGAAAACGCTTGGCCTGCCTTTACGATGATATGGGCGTCGGGAAGAGCGCCCAGGCCATCGGCGCTTTGGATGCCGCAAAAATCAGGCGGGCGATCATTGTCTGCCCGGCGAGCGTGCGGGAGGTATGGCGGGGCGAGTTTCGCAAGTTCGGCCGCCTGCCGCGGAAAATCCTCAAGGCCAAGAAGATTGATGATCTCGACCTATGGCTGAAGGACAAGGTGGACGTCCTGCTAGTCTCTTATGAGATGGCGGTGAAGTGGGCGCCGCGTTTGAGCGGCGACGTCATCGAGGCGCTGATCTTCGACGAGTCGCATTACATGATGAACGACGGCTCGCAGCGCACGGTCGCCCTCTTGGGGCCGAACTGCGACGGCAAGGGCGGGCTGGCCTATTGGGCGGCCAAGGTATGGTTCTTGACAGGAACACCTATGCCGAACGACCCCTTGGACATTTGGCCGATGCTGCGCTTCACCGGCGCCACGCTGCTGGACAAGTCTAAGTTCAAGTCGCGCTATTTCACGAGCCGGAATGGATCGTACGCCAGCCGCCAGACGCCGCGGGAAGAGATGGTTCCCGAGCTACGCCAGGTCATCAGGAGCGTGTCCCTGCGGCGCACGAAGGAGCAGGCCGGCTTGCAGCTGCCGCCGATCTTCCTGACCACCCAGACCGTGGACGGCGACACCGCCGAGATCAGGGCGCTTCTGAGCGAGCATCCTGGCATGGAGCAGGCGGTGCTAGACGCGGTGGAGAAGGGCGGCCTGTCGTTCCTGGACGCCCAGCATATCGCAACCCTTCGCCGCCTGGTCGGCGAGGCGAAGGCCCCTGCCTTTGTGGAGCTGTTGAAAGAGGAGCTGGACAATGGGCTCGAAAAGGTGGTGGTCTTCGGCATTCACAAAAGAGCCCTCTCTGTCATTTCAGACGCTCTTGGGAATGCACGCATTGACCATGTACGGCTTGACGGGAATACCAACGAAAAGATGCGCGGATCTGGCGTTGAAAGATTTCAGCGAGACGATGCTTGCAGAGTGTTTCTCGGAAATATCAGAGCCGCCGGAACCGGACTCACGCTTACGGCTGCCTCTGACTTAATCATGTTTGAGAGCGACTGGTCACCCGGAACCAACGCCCAGGCGATCATGCGCGTGCATCGTGTTGGCCAAACGGAGACGGTGCGCGCTAGGTTCATCTCCCTGGCCAATTCGATCGACGAGCGCGTCACGGACACCGTGGCGCGCAAGACCGCCGCCATCGGGAAGATCGGTTTCGAGATGGCGGCCATCGCATAAGAGCGCTTGACGGCGACGCTGAACACTGTTTAACATTCTAAACTCTAATCACAGGAGGCCCGCGTGGCTAAATTCACGCTGACGATCGAGACCGACGACGCCTATGAGCTGGCGAACCTGACGGCGGCCCTGGCCGACGAAGCGGGAGAGGTTGCGGCGCCCGCCGACCGCCCTACACCGTCGGCGGACAAGCCCAAGCGCGGCCGACCCAGCAAGGCGTCTGCCAGCGCTGTGGAGCAGACTGGCGTCGTGGAGAGCCCTGTCGAGAAGCTAGCCCAGCCTTCCCCTTCGACGACTGCATCCCCTTTTGATTTGAACGTGAAACAGGGCGCCGCGGTCGAGGCTATCAAGGATCCAGGTGCGGCCAAGCTGACCCTGGCCGATGCCAAGAGCGCACTGAACGATCTCATCAGCGCTACGGACACCGGGCGGGCGTTGGAGGTGATGAAAGCCATGGGTTTCGAGCGTATCTCCGCGTGCCCTGAGGACAAATACGGCGCCTTCGTCGCCAAGGTCCAAGAGATCCTAGGGAAATGACCGATGAACCCTGCCCTCGGTGCGGCTTTGTGCTGCGGCGCTCTCCTGTGCCTGAGCAGGGTTCAGCCTTTGCTGCCGAAGCCGCAGCCAAGCAAGAAGCTTACGCCGCCCATCGCAAGGCGTTCCGCGAGGCGAATCCCCTGCGCACAAGAGACGATATGGAGCAAAAGTGATGCTGCCTCCCCGGTACAAACGGAAGATCATCATAGAAGCCTATTCGTATGTGCCCCTGACGCCCAAACTCGTGTCCGGGATGATACAAGGGTTCCGGTCGTCGATTCTCCAGGCGAGCTTGGAAAGCCCGCTGCGGGATGTGTCGCTGAACCTTTTCGACGTAGAGACGCAGGAGGAGCTACCCGACGATTTCAATCCAAAAGAGATGTTTCCGAACTGGGGACGGAAATGACAACCAAGCCTCTTCATTCCGAGTTCGGAGGCTCGATCGCCTCTCGCTTCATCAACTGTCCGGGCTCGACGGCGCTGAACCGCATGGTTCCGCCGATGCCCGAAAGCCCCTATGCCGCGGAAGGGACCCTGGCTCACGAGCTGGCCGCACAGTGTCTGCGCGAGGGCGTCCGGACCGCCAACGATTTCATCGGCCGCCCGGCGCCGGCGGATCGGCCCGCCATAACCCGCGAGATGACAGACGCCGTTGACGAGTATCTTGACTACGTGTTCGGCGTGATCGACGCCCACCCTGACGCGGAATATGTGGTCGAGCACGGCTTCGAGATACCCATCGCCGCGGCGGAGCCCGGCGAGGTGTACGGCACGGTCGATTGCCGCATCTACATCCCGTCGCTCAAGAAGCTCATCATCGTGGACTATAAGCACGGTATCGGCGTGAACGTGGACGCCAGCGACAACGCCCAGGGCAAGTTCTACGCCGTGGGCTCGGCCTTCGCGGAGAAGGTGCCGATAGCCGAAGTCGAGGTGGTGATCGTCCAGCCGCGCGACTGGCGCAATCAATACAGTGAGACGTCGGTGCGCTCCTGGACCATGGACACATCGGACTTGCTGGAGTTCAAGGGCGTCTTGGAAGATGCCGTTCGCCTCAACAAGTCCTTCATAGGCGCCTCTGTTGGGTTGCAAAGCTCGGATAGCGCCTTCAAGCGCGGCCCTTGGTGCAGCTTCTGCGATGCCGCCGCCATCTGCCCCGCTGCCGAATTGCCTTTCGCAGGAGAGCTTGATTTGCCTGGTCGATCCATCGTGGGCGTGACGCCCGCTACTCTGCCCGATCCCAAAGAGATGGACGTCGAAAAGCTGGCGCGCGTCCTGGAGGCCGGCGAGGTGCTCCAGGAGTGGCTGAGCCAAGTCCATCAGCGCGTAGAGGCCATCCTGCTGGAGGGCGGCAAGGTGCCCGGTTGGAAGGTGGTTGACAAGCAGGCCCGCGCCAAGATCACCGGCGAGCCTGCGGACATCGTCTCCTACGTCGATATGGTGTTCGACATTCCGCGCGAGAAGGTGATGATCGAGAAGCTCGCCACGCTGACGGAGATCGACAAGGTCCTGAAAGCGGCCGGCGCGACCAAGAAGCAGATCGACGACTTCCGCCTGAAGTTTACGATCAAGGAAAGCAGCGGGCGAACCATCGCCCGAGCCAGCGACAAGCGGGAGGCGGTAGACGCCGTCGCGACGGACTTCTCGTCCGTTCTCCTGACCTAACCGAGGATACCGAGACCGATGACCGCATCCACCAAAATGACCGCCGATTGGGTTCGACGGACGATCACCGACAACCCTTGCCGCAAACTCGAAGGCGGCAATATCCTGACCTGTCCCGTCCGCCTGGGCTTCCCGCACTTGGAGAAGCCTCAGAAAGCGATGGAGGAGGGCAAGGCGGACAAGTACTCCACCGTGCTGCTGTTTCAGCCCGGCTCCGACATATCGTTGATCAAGACCGCGATGGGCGAGGTCGGCGCGGAGAAGTGGGGCGACAAGCTGGCCGCCTACGCCCAGGGCGCCAACTTCCACAACCCGATCCAGGACCAAGCGCTCAAGTCGCAGTACGATGGCTTCGTGGCGGGCCTGCCGATGATCACGGCGAACGGCGAGCGCAAGCCGCCAGTAGTGATGCAGAACCTCGCCCCATACACTGGCCGCATCTACCCAGGCCTTTGGGCGATCTGTGTGGTTCGCCCGTTTACGTTCGAGACCAAGAACAATCAAGGGGCAGTGCTGAAGCGCGGCCTGGGTTTTGGCCTGCAGAGCGTGATGATCATCGCCGATGACGAGGAGTGGGGCGGCGGGTCGGTCGATCCGCACACCGCCTTCGCCGGGGTGAAGCTCGAAGCCAACGTCAACCCCTCGGCGATGTTCGAGGGCGCGGCTGCGGCTGCGGCGCCCAAAGCTTCGGACCTGTTCTGATGCGTAGAGCCCACCTTGATTTCGAGACTCGTGCTGTGGTCGACATCAAGGTGGGCCAGCATCGATATGCCGAGGACGAGAATACCGGCATCTGGTGCGCCGCTTATCAATTCGATGACGAGCCGGTTCGGCACTGGCGCCTCAATTTTGAGCCTCCTTATGACCTCCGTTGCCATGTTCAAGACGATCTTCCAGTTGTTTCTCACAACGCTGGGTTCGAGCGCGCCATCTGGAACGCCAAGTTTCCCGCTTGGCCTCTGAAGATTGAGCAGCAGTCCTGCACCATGGCCAGAGCGGTCTCCATGGGGCTCCCGGCGTCGTTGGAAGCCCTGGCCGTGGCGCTCCGCACCAACGTGACCAAGGATAAGGAAGGCCGCGCGCTGATGATGCGCATGTGCCGCCCTAAGAAAATCCACGAAGACGGCACGATCGAGTGGCATGACACCAAAGACCTGCCTCGCCTTGTCGAATACTGCGTCCAGGACGTCCGCACCGAGGCGGCCATCGACAAGCTTCTGCCCGAGCTGACGCCCGAGGAGCGCAAGGTCTGGGAGCTGGACCAGCACATCAATGACCGCGGCGTTCAGATCGATGTGCCGATGGTCACGGCGGCCACGGCTTGCGCCAAGGAGCTGTTGAAGCGCGCCAACAAGAAGATATGGCTCCTGACCGACGGCTATGTGAAGAGGGTCACTGAGGCGGCCAAAATCTGCGAGTGGATCCGGTCGCGCGGCATCCCGTGCGAGAGTATCGCCGAGGGCGAGCATGAAGGCCTGATCGTCTGCGCCGACATGTTCGACGACCCTGTGATCGAAGAGGTGATCCGCCTGCGCGCCGCCAGCGCCAAGGCCTTCAAGTTCCCGGCCATGCTGAACGCTAAGTGCAAGGACGGCCGGGTGCGCGACTCGCTTAAGTACGGCGCCACCGTCCAGGGTCGCTGGGCGGGGTCTGGCGTTCAATTCCACAACATGAAGAGGGTTGATACCGATGCGGATGCTAACGACGTTGGCCTGGCTGTGGATATCGTGCGTAATAGCGATATTCGCGATATCGCTCGTACCGTTGACCGTCTCGAAGCCCTCTTCGACTCGCCCCTCGAAACCCTATCTCTCTGCACCCGCGCCAGCGTCATCGCCGCGCCGGGCCATAGGCTCCTAGGCGGCGACTTCTCCAACATCGAGGGGCGGCTGAACGCTTGGTTCGCCGGGGAAGCCTGGAAGCTAGACGCCTTTCGTGCCTACGACGCAGGGACAGGACCGGACCTGTACAAAGTCACTGCCGGTCGGATCATCGGCTGCGGCCCGGATCAGGTGACCAAGGCCCAGCGGCAAGAGCAAGGCAAGGTTCCTGAACTCGCTTGCATGGGCCGTGATACCCGCGTTTTGACAGACCAAGGCATAAAGGCTATCACGGATGTCGAGTTGAGTGATCTTTTATGGGACGGTGAAGAATGGGTGTCTCACGGCGGCCTTATAGATCGCGGAAAGAAGCCGGTCATGATGCTGTCCGGCGTATTGATGACCCCGGACCATCAGGTGCTTTGCGGCGGTCAGTGGCAACAGGCCCGGACGGTCGCTTTCAACCCCGGCTGGCGCGCCCGAGCCCAGGCGACAGGTTTGGACAGCTTGTTGTCACTGCACATGTGGAGACACCTTCGGGCGGTCTTAAAGCAATCCTGGTCGTATGTGACTGCGGATCAGGACCCTACGAAGTCAATATATCCAATCTCAGAAGCGGACGAAGCACACGTTGCAATACATGCGCAAAGTGCGCTTCGGGATCGACTACAAAGCAGTGGTCCGGATACGCAGGAGTGGTCCCAGACGATTCGCATAGACGCCGCCTCTGCAACCGAATATCCGCCTGTTACAATCGCTGCCATAACCCTAAGGACGCTGGCTATCCAAATTATGGAGGCCGGGGTATTCATGTTTACGAGCCTTGGCGGAGCGATCGAGCAGCTTTTCTCCGCTACTTGGTCAGCCTTGAAGGCTGGGACGATGCCGCTCTTGAATTGGACCGAAGGGACGTGGATAAAGGCTACGAGCCCGGCAACCTCCGCTTCGTCTCTCACGCGCGCAATCAGGCGAACCGCCGAAAAATTGGCGTTTTACAAGCCCGGATCACAGAGCTTGAGGCGCGTCTACGACATTGCAGATGCGGGGCCGCGCAACCGCTTCACAATTATCACAGATGACGGCCCACTAATAGTTCACAACTGCGGCTACCAGGGGGCCGCAGGCGCCTTCCGAAAAATGGGCGCCAAATACGGCGTGCGGCTGACTGACGAGATCGTCAAGCGCATCGTCGCCCAGTGGCGCGGCGAGAACCCTAAAATCGTAGAGTCCTGGCGCATCCTGCAGGACGCCGCGATCGAAGCCGTCAGCGCTCAGGGCTGCGTTGTTTCGTGCCTGGACGGCAAGGTTGCCTACGTCTCCAACGGCGACTTTCTGTTCTGCCGCCTACCCAGCGGGCGGGTCATCTCCTACGCCTCGCCCAGCGTCGCCTGGAAAACGAAAGTGGTGGTCATTGATGGCGACGAAATCGAGTTCAACCGGCGCACCGTTTCTTTCTGGGGGATGCAGAAAGGCTGGCGACAGATCGACCTCTACGGAGGGATGCAGTGCGCCCACGTCGTATCTGGCGCCGCACGCGACGTGCTCGTTTCCGCTATGTTTAGGCTGGAGCGAGCCGGGTACCCTCTCGTGCTCACCGTCCATGATGAGTGCCTATCCGAAGCTCCCATTGGCTTTGGAAGCGCCGACGAGTACCGCGAAATCCTGATGGAAAAGGACTCTTGGTTCGCCGAGGTGCCGATCGCCGCCACAGCCTGGGAAGGACCGCGCTATGTCAAATAACCTCTACAAAGGTGCAAAAGTGTGGGCCTCCATTCCTAAAAGCAGCAAATGGATGACTGTAGAAGAAGCTGGGGAAGGCGAAAATAATTGGGTCTGTATAATAGTCGGCATCGATAACGCCGCCTGCACAATTGCAGAAGCCCGAGCCTTCGCTGCTCATATCATGGATATTGCGAAACGGGTAGAGGACAAGAATGCCGAGTCTTGATCTCCCGCCCAAGCTCCGTCGGATCTACGACATGATGCCGTTCGGCCAGGACGTGGCTATAGCCGACATCTTCGACGTGGTGACTGAGGGCCATCTGCCGAGCGACGACCTGCGCTACAAACAGTCCTACCTCGGCTCCTACATCACCAAGCTAAACCGCCGGCTGAAGAACCACGGGCGCCGCGTCGAGCCAGGGAAGCTGAAGGGCACCTATCGCCTTACGGCCAATGCTCGCTGACCCGCAGATGGCAGACGAGCCCGCCACCATGCTGGACGCGGCTTTGGCGATGGCCGCGCGCAGGCTGCGCGTGTTCCCCTTGGCGCCAGGGACCAAGGATCGGCCCTTGATCAAGGACTGGCCCGAGTTCGCCACCACAGACGAGGCGATAATCCGCAAGGTATGGACGCGGTTCCCAGACGCCAATGTGGCGATCCTTTGCGACGACATGATCGTGATCGACGTTGACGTGAAAGGCGGCAAGCCTGGCATGGCGTCGCTGATCGACCTGGATCTCGATCTCAACACTTTCACCGTCAGAACCCCTACAGGAGGGCTGCATGTCTACTTCACCGGACCCAACGTCAAGAACAGTGTTGGTCGAATTGGGCCGGGATTGGATATTCGATCCAGACACGGGTATGTGGTCGCTCCAGGTTCCCGAACAGATGCAGGGACGTATACTGTCTCTAACAATTCAGCCATTATGCGTGCTGAACCGGGTCTTCTTGAACGTTGCTCCGCCGTCGCGCTCACCGTGGTGGAAGGCGGCCTCTCATTGGATGTTTCCGACACCGAGGATGCGATCGCGCGCGCAACACACTTCCTAAGCGTCGAGGCCGAGCCCGCCATACAGGGCCAAGGCGGAGATGCCAAGACGCTGAAGACCGCCATGGCCCTGAAGGATATGGGCCTTTCCCAGGGCGCGGCCTTCGACTTGATGGCGGAGCACTGGAACGATCGCTGCGACCCGCCATGGCTGCTCGACGAGCTGAGGACTAAGGTTCAGAACGCCTACCGCTACGGGCTCTTGCCGCCTGGCGTGAGCGCGCCTGAGCACCAGTTCAAGACGGTCGCCGTGGAGCAACCCGCCGCGGCGCCATCGCCCTGGTATCACCACGGCGACCCCTGGTCGTTTGACTTCTCCTGGCTGTTCCACAAGCTGCTACCCGCCGTCGGCGTGGCTGTCGTCGAGGGAGAAAGCCAAGTCGGCAAGAGCTTCTTCATCCTGGAGCTGGCGCGCTGCCTCGCGACTGGAACCCCGATATTCGGCACACCGCCCGAGGAGCGCGGCGGCACGCTGCTGCTCTACGCTGGCACGGAGGGAAGCGGGATCGAGGAGCGCATGATGGCTCTGCGCGAGGCGGACAGGCTCCCCATCGCCTTCCGCGCCATCACGTCCTCCCTGGCCACCGCTGGCGCCCTAGCGGCCCTGCAGGACGACATCGAAGCCAAGGCGGCGCAGATGCTGGCGCAGTTCGGCGTCCCGATCCGCATGGTGGTCTTTGAGACCTTGTCGGCCAGTGGTTTGCTGAAGGACGAGAACGACAACTCTGAAGCCGCTGCGGCGATCGCAATCCTAGGCAACATGTCCAAGCGCATGAACGCCCTCTTCGTCACCACCCATCACCCGCCCAAGGCCGGAAAAGGCTCCCGCGGCGCGTCGGCGATCCCTAACTCCGCCGACGTGCGGATCGAGATCACGCGCGAGAGCATGGGCTCTGTGCGGGAGGTGGCCCTGGTCAAGGCGCGCACGGCGCCGCAGCGCAAGCTCGGGAGCTACACCCTGGTCGAGGTGGAGTTGGGCCACGACAAGAAAGACCGTCCCGTGGTTAGCTGCACCCTCTCTACCGGCGCGGTGCAGACTTCAAGCCAGAAGGTCGCTGCGCATTCGGAGCTTTTCATGCAGTGCGTCGAGCACGCCACGGTGAACGCCCAAAAGGAAGACCCCGAAGCGACGATGCCCGAAGAGTGCGACGTGCGGGACATGTTCAACAGCCGCTGCCCGATCGTGGACCGCAGCAATCGCGCCAAGGCGTACACCAAGGTCAAAACCTGGGCCGAACAGATGGGGGCGATTCAGATCATCCTCGACAATCACCGCACCTACATCAAGCAGAAGGAGATCGTGACGTGAAGAAGCCCACACCCAAACCGCCGAAGCCCAAGCCGCCGGCCGAACCCAGCCCCGCCAAGGAAAAGCAGGAGCGCTACGAGCGCCTGAAGGACGTGGACCTGTGACCGATCAATCCAGCACGCCGATCAACCGCTTTCGCGTTTTCATGGTCGATGCGACCAGCTACGACTTTTACCTTGGACCGAACCAAAGCTGGGAAGGATTCCTGGCGCAGTTGACCTCGACTGGCTGCATGATGACCAATGACATCATGATCATGCGCGACTCGATCGTGAAAATCATGCGGGTCTATGAAGGGCCTGTAGCGCCGATCGGCAACGTGATCCCGTTCCCAGAACCGAGAGGAAGCGCTTAGTTCATTAGCTGAGCGCGCCTCGCCTCTTCCATAGCCGCCAGGACGCGGTCCATCCCGTCCTCGCCTTTCGACCTGAGCTTGGCGCTCTCCACCCTGGCTGTGGTGGAGAGCACCGAAGCGATCACTGCCTGTTGGGTGGAGAGGATGCGCATGAAATCCTTGCCGTGCTTGTCGTAGTCCGGCTTGATCTTCATGATGTCGAGCGCCCGCTTCATGGCCAGGTCGCGGAGCTTCTCGAACTCGTCGGAGATGACGACTTCGGTTAGAACGTCATCCCCGTCGCGTAGCCGTGCTTCTGAACTTCGGGCAATTGCTTCTTCAGCCTGCTCCCGATATCCGGCCGCCAGAACGGCGACGCCGGAATCTTGATCTTCTCCAAGATCCGGTACGCCTTGTTTCGCGCCTGCTGTACGCTGTCGCCCAGTCCCGTCGCCACCAGCACGTAGTCCCCCGCCGCCAGGGTCATCTTCTCGCTGACGATTTGCCCGTTCCGCTCTTGCGGCGCGGGTCCTTCCATCGCGCCACACAGGTGGACGTTCTTCTTCAGGGCCGGGGTCAGTCCGTAGAGGGGCGCCCCCATGATCTTGTCCAGCGGGGTCTTCCCGTAAGGGAACTCCGGGAGCGCCATCACCACCCCGGTCGAGATTTTGTTTAAGGAGAAGGGCCGACTGTCGCGCCCTTCTGCGAGCGAAGCCAGCCATTCTGCGTGATCTCCCTTGAGCAAGCTCTGCTGGATGTTAAACGTCGGCCACCCTGGGCGCATGGTGAACTCCAGCGGCCAAGGCGTCCCTTCTTCGTCAATGATACAGTTCACATCGACGTAGCCGCAATAGTCCAGACGCGAGAGGGCGTCTTCGAGCGGCTTCAGCACCTTGTCGGCCAAGCGCGACCTAGCGACGAAGCGCACCACCGTCCCCATCTCGCCCACGTTTGGGCCGCGGTCGCCGGCCATCAGCGACTTGAACTCCCAGTTCTCGCACCACCCCTGGCTGAAGCCGTGCGGCCCGAAGAAGGCGCCCACGGCCATCTCGCAGCCCGAGACCTTCTCCTGCAGGATGAACGCGCCCTTGTGCCGGCCGGCTCTTTTCCACCTCTCCAGCATGAAGATCAGATCGACCGGGGTTTTGGCGACGTAGCTGAGCGACTTGTCGGCCTCGTCATAGGACGGCTTGGAGACGAAAGCGCGGTTCTCTTTCTTCACGTAGGCGATGGCCGAATCGTAGTCGGAGAACTCCTTGTAGTCGGGCACGTCGATCTTGTGCTTTTTGAACACGTCCTGCCCGGTCTTGCGGTCCAGCTCCCACTTAGCCGCCTCCTGAGTGGCGCCGACGATCCGCACGCCGCGGTCCCGCCAGGCGTCTAACTCGCGCAGGTAGATCGTGTTGTCGGCCAAGAGCACGATGTCGGCCCAGTTGATCGAGGGGCGCCAATCGCTGATGCGCCCTTTGACTAGCCCTTTGCCGATGTTCTGGTTGCGCTCGTCCTTGCGGAAAGACCAGCGCACCTCATGACCGTCGGCCTCCATGCGCATGGCGACGCCCAGCATCCCGTCGCTGCCGTGCCGGTCCAGCAAGAGCACCCTCACTGGTCGCTCCTATTCACCTTATGCACTTTTCGTTATAATAAACGGGTCCAAGCTGCTTGATGTCGTAAGGGTGGACATTGCCCCAAGCTTTATGAACGGGTGTAACGGGTTCATCCCTGCTGGCTATAAAGGGCCTTTTAATAAGCTGAGCACATAACTCTGCTATACACATAGCCAATCCTTGTTGTGTGTTTTCTTCTTCAGCTTTCATTGCATAATATTTTCCGCCTTCTTCTATTTGTATGTGGACCTGCACTATTTTATTATCTGGGTCTGTTTTGTCTGCTTGGTTTAAAACGTACGCTGAGATTTTCATTCGATACGTACTCCGTTCTTTGCGTCTATTATCGTAAATTTTAATAGCACATCTTCTTTTCCGCATATGCCTATAAATTTTATAGGCTTTTCGTTATGAGTCCCGTGCATAAAACAATCATGTTTTCCTGGGGGGCAAGAATATATTTCTTCCCCTTTTTCAACAGACGAAATGCTGTATATATCTTCTCCTAAAATTATTTTAAAAGGCGTAAAATTTTCAACAGAAACCCATATTTCATGTAGAGATATGACAATAGGTTTTGATACGGCTATGAGTTTCATTGAGTGTTATCCGCTTGCCTGTCGTGCTTTAGCTTAGCCTTCCACGCTGCGCTGTCACGCTTTTTCTTGGACGCTGCCAGAGCTTCTGGTCGCGTGAGGTAGGCGCCGGCAGGCCGGACACCAGTAAAGCGCTCGAAGGGATTAAGCTTTGACCCTGGACGCGGCTTCGACGATGGCCCCAAAGACATGGGCAAAGCTTCGTCGGCTGCATACTTGCCGACTTCCGCCGCCTGTTCCGTCGCAGATCCTTGCTCGTTGCGGATCGGGTCGTTGCGAAAGTCCTTGTTGTTGTAAAGCTGCGCCGCTGTCGAAAGAGCGGGGTTGGCCTTGTTCGCGATCTCCTGCCGTGGATCACCTATGGTGAAGGCCAGGACGTCTTTCATGTAGGAGGGAATGACCGCCCGTTCGGGCTGGCCTTTGCTATCGGTGCCGCCCGTTCGATAAGCGAACCAGTCCATGCCTTCCGGCATCTGGCCGGTGTGTAAATATGTCGCGATCCCATTCTGAATAGCCGTGAGGCCCACGAGAGCAGCGACATAGGCGGTCTTATCGGTGACGCCTTTGCCCTCGACCAAGCCTTTCAGCGATTCGGGAATCTGCACGACGCCGCCGCCGATTTCCCGCACGGTGCCGAGGTTCCAGGAGGGTGATAGCATAAGAAGCTGTGCGATTTGGAAGCCCGATTTGTGCCAGAAGTTATTGTTCACGACCAATTCGCCGAAGCGGTTGTCGATGTTGTCTGCCAACCGCTGGCCGTAGCGCAACTGCTCCTGCGGCGTGGCGTTAGGGTTAGCTTGCAGAAAATCCTCCATACCCTTGGCCCAGGCACCGCGCTTCATGTTCGGAACGTAGTGCTCAAAAATCGGTGCGGCTGCGCTTTGAATGATGTTGCCGGCAAGGTCGATCGATCCTCTGATAGGCTTCTCTTTCACGCCTTTCAGGGCGTCGCCTAGGTCTCGCTTCAGTGTTCCGCGTAGGGTTGAAGACAGAAGCGACGTGCCGCGCCGCGTCGCATATATCTTGTCCATGTTGAGCCGCTGACCGGATCGTTCGTAAAGAACGTTGACTTTAGCGTCTAAGCCGCTGATCGGCGCGCGCCCTAAGATCTGGTCTTTCATCTTGGCCCCGCGCATCGCCGTCCGAACCGGCGCGAAAGGCGTGGCTGCTAGGCTCTTTGCGGCTCCAACAACATCACCGCGCGACCCCTTTTTGATAGCCCTGGCTATCTCGGAGACCATGCCTTCTTCGCCCATCACCGTGGCATGGAAGGCTGATAGGCCAAGCTTGAGCTGCACCAAGCCGTTGGAAGCGGCGCGTGCGCCGCGGTAAAAGGGGCCGACGTCACCTTGATCGAGACCCTTGGAGAGGTGGTTGTTATAGACTCGCGCCGCACCTTCTGGGGCGAAGAGCTGCTTGCCGGGCTGCGATCCTACGACCTTGCCCTTCTCCATAACGCGCACCGCTGGCTCGGATGTCTTCATACCTTTCAGCGGAACCCAACCTTCAGGTTGCGTCCCCGGCACAAACATCTTGGCCCCGATCTCCTTGGCGCTTTTCATGCCGTCAAGAATTTCATGTGCGCCGAGGTAGCGAGCCATGTTGTCGGCGTAGGCGGTCATAGCGTCCAGGGGGTTTTTGTAGCGCGGGGTTAGGCCTGCGTTCAGCCCGTCTTCATAAGTCGGCAAAGAGCGCGTTCGAAGGTTACGACCGGAACCTTGTTTACCGCCATAAATTGCACGCTCGACGTCTTCCGGCTTTTGCTCCCACATACGCGCGTAATAGTCCTGCACAAAGTTAGGCCCGCCCGTGCTTGAGCTGAATACGGTCTCTATTTGCTTACGATATGCCTGGGCCACTTCGCGTATCGCATCAGCCGCCGGCCGTAGTTTGTCGGAAATAGTCGCCTTGCCTGCGCTTCTGTTCTCCACATAGTGAATCAAAGCAAGCTGTTCCTGAGGGGAGGCGTTGCCGACGACACGCTGGTGCTGGCCAAGGGTGTAGGCGGCCTTATCCGCTTCTAGGCCTCGCTTTCCAAGGATTGACTTGTGCAGCTCGACCGCAGCCCTGGCGTGATCGTCTACAGTCCCAGGGGAAAAGATCTTCTCTGCTGCACCTGTCGCGCCCTTGGCCGCCCTCAGTGCTTCTTCCGCTGCCTTCGGCGCAGCCTTGGCCGCCATCTCAGGCCCGAACACGCCCGCCGCAGCGTCAGCCGTGTTGCCTACCAGCCGGCCAGCCACAGAACCTTCGCCGATGGCCTTTTCGATGGGCTGGCCCACGACGTTGTGTACCGCGCCGCCGACCGCCGCAAAGGGGTAGCCCGCAACGTCCAGGGTTGTTTTGGCGACGCGCCCGATCTTCTTCCAGTCCGTTTGACTCTTAGGCCCGGTGAAGTCTTCCTTGATCGCTTCGTTGGCCTGGCGCTGACCTTCGACGGCGGCTTTAGGGATTTCAGCGAAGCGGTCGGCTACCTTGCCGACGAAGTCCCACACCCCGCCACTGTTCTCCTTGGGTGCCGGTGGCGGCGCTTTGGGCGCTGCAGCAGGTGAAGCGGGCGTACCGACCGAAGCCCAGGGATCGGCTTTATCAGAAGGGGCAACAGTGCCGATGGCGGCCCACGGATCGGCCACGGCGCTTACCTAACCCAAACCCTAGGATCGTTAGGCTTTTTAAAGTACGCACCTTTCGGCAAGTTGTTTGCCTCATCAGGGGTTTTGGGAGTGTAAGGGTTGCTTTGAGACCCAAGGCCGCCGGGGTCCTTGCCGCCTGCGCTTACGGTAGCGGCTCGTACCCGCCCTTCAGCCCCTGTCTGGGCCACACTCTGCGCGGAAGAGCCGCGTACCTTTGCGCCTTCGAGGCTCTTGTCCGCGGCATACTTCCGGGCGCCGGCATTGGTCCCGGCCACCGCTTCTTGCGCTCCTGCACGGATGCCGGCGGCGCCCACCGTCGCGCCAGCCCGCGTTTTAGCGGTGCTCTCTTGGGCTTTAGCCCTGGCCGCCTCGACGTCCTTGGCAGCTTGCGCCCGTATATCGGCGATCTTCTGAGCCGATTCGGCGCGGACCTGGGCGAGCTCCATGGCGTTCTGCGCCTTCTGCGCCGCGATCTGCCCCTCCATGCGAACCTTCATTTCGCCGACTTCGGACTGCATCAAGGCGCGCTGCTCGGGCTCCAAGCCTTTCATCATCTCAATGCGGTTTTGCACTGCGGCCATCATGACCTGCGGCGTCGCGCCGGGGTTGGCGCGCTGGATGTCCGTCGCGATGGACTTCAGCGTCTTCTGCATGTCCATGGCGAAGCCTTGGCCGCTGGGCGACGCAATGCCGCTCATGCCATCGGCTTGCGGAGGTTGGCCGCCAGGAGCCCCGCCTGGGCTGGGCGGCGCGCCTTGCTGCGGCGGGGCCATTGGCGTCGCGCCGGGCATAGGCGTCGGCGTGAGGCCGCCTTGAGGCTGCGGCGGCCCTGCCTGAGGTGGTGGAGCGGCTTGGGGACCAGGGACACTGGGCTGCCCTGGCGCCGTGGCCTGCGACCCCTGGGGCGCGGCGGGAGGTGGCCCGCCGCCCATGACGCCTTGCGGCATCGGCGTCGCGCCGGGGATAGGCGGCTGGCCTTGCGGCGCTCCGCCGCCATCGGGCTGCAACAGCGCCTTTAGATTGGCGGCGGCGCCCTGCTGGGCGGCTATGGCCGCCTGCAGCCTCGTCTTGTTCTCTTGGATCGCTTGCTGCTTTTGACGCAGGTCCGCGCCTTGGGTAGCGCCTTGCGCCGCCCCTCCAGCAAAAGATCCAATCGTCAGTCCCGGCATGGCGTCCTAGATGAAAGCGAAGGAAAGGAGGCTGCCGAACGCTTGGCCTAGTCCGGCGGACTGGGCGTTCGACTGCGCGTTGTTGGTGGCGGCGGCGTTGTCCGCGCCCTGCGTAGCGGACTGGCCGATCTGCAAATAGCTAGCGTCGTTTCCGACCGCCGCTTGGGTCAGCGCATCAGAAGCGTTGGTGCCGGCCACTTGGTTATTCAGCGCGGTCGCGTCCGCGGTCTGCTGGCTAAGGTACGTCTGGCTGGGCGCGGCGCTGGTCTGCGCGATCGTGTCGAGGCCCTGGGCGCCCAAGGTGGATGCGCCGAAATAAGCGGAGCCCGCCGTGCCTTCTAGCTGCGACAGCGCCGCGATGGCGGCGGCCTGGCGCGACTGCTGCTGCTGCTCCCATGTCAGGTTGAAGTTCTGCGTCGCTTGGCCGCTGACGCCTGCAGCAAAAGGCGATCCTGCCACGCCGTTCTGGGCATTGGCGACATTTTGCTGATCTTGGGTGGCGGTGAGCTGCTGGTTGTAGAGCGCGCTCTGCGGGTCGTACCCTGTGGCCATGGTTGCTGGCGCATAAGCGGCGGCGAGATTGCCGAGGCCCTGCAGAGATGAAGCGCCCTGGAACTGGCCGGCGGCCACGCCTTGGCCGGCCTGCGCCACCTGCCCCGCGCCGGCTTGCGCCTGGGCGTAATAAGGATTGCTCATCACGTTGGACGTGATCTGCTGGTACTGAGGCGCGACCTGGGAGTAGAGCGCCTGGCCAGCGCCGCTCAACTGGCTATTGTCGCTTTGGTAGTTGGCGTCAGCGGCGGCCTGGCCGGTCGGCTGGTACGGCGTCGGGGCGTTTTCTCCGCTGCTCATTGACCCCGCCCTTCATCCGCACATGCTTGACCTCGGAAGGCCGATAGCCCATGTGGCCGAGTAATCGCCCGAGCGTAGCAGACTTTTTCGCCGCGCCCAAGGGGACGTGAAACTTGGACGCGATGAAGGTCCGCTTGACGCCGAGCCTGTCCATTTCGCGGTTGATAAAACGCAGAAGCTTCACGCCTGCGGCGCCGCGCGCTTCGGGTTCGACAAAGAGGCCCTGACAAAAAGCCGTCTTGGTCCTGACGTTGTGCAGCGGCGTGGTGATCATGAAATCCGCGTAGCCAACCAGCACGCCGTTCTTACGCACCGCGGCGATCCTGAAGATACCGGCCTTCTCCATGGCCAGGGCCTGTGGAACGTCCAGAGCCAAGGGGATAGGCCCCTCTTCAGCCTCCTCGTGATGCTGGATGGCCAAGTCTTCCAGGCCGTCGCTGATCAGACGACTTAGAGGCTCCCAGCCGACGGTAATCACTTCACGTCCAAGACAAGATGGGTACAGGCGTGCTCGCTGAAGTTCACGATGCTGTAGAGGGCGCGATGATCGACTTGCGTGAGTTGGCCGACCGGCAGGACTGCGCCGGACCCGCCGCTGTAGGTCCAGCAGGAAGGCGACGGAACGAGGCACAAGTGGTGACGCGCGGTATTGGCTTCCATATCGGCCGCCCAAGGCACGTATCCACCAGGGTCGAGCTGCATAACCGCGACGTCGCCGAACTCGATAGGCCCGCCGACGTTGAGAGCAGACTTGACCCGCCCGAGCAAGCTTCGGCCGCTTTTCCACTCCTTCAGTACAGGCAAGGGGGTGCCGTCTTTCATCAGCGGCAAAGTGCGCAGCGGGCTTTCGCCGACGAGCTGCGTCTTGTACTTGGTGATGAACATTGCCGTAAAGAACGAGGCGTCCACGAAACCAACAGCTTTGATCACGACGACCAAAGCTCCGTCTCGGCTTGCCTGCGCTCCACAAGTCCCTCTAGGACTTCCTCATGACCGCCAACTTCGCCATAAATCCAACGGTCGAACTGCGTCGCGACCTGGTCGATCTGACCCTGGTTGAGAAGGCGCAGCAGCATGGATTTGAGCAGCCGGCCGATACCTTCGTTGTAGGTGAAGTCGATCAAGGCGGCGTACTGGTTGTCGTTCAGGCTGGCCAACACGGATGGGTGCAGGACGCTACAGAGCGGCTGCGCGCCGTCGATCAGGAGGTCCCGGAGAAGGAGCGCATCCGCGTCGGCCAAGGCCATTGGCTTAGTGCGGTAGGTGTCAGGATCGGCGCCGGTGATCTTGTGACCAAAACCGATGGTCAAAAAGCCGTCAGGGTCCGGTGCCGCTTTTGGCACAAAGCCTTCGAACCGCTTGACGAACAGCGGCAAGCAAGCAGGGATCGGCCGCGTCACGCAGTCCTCGGGCCGAGGGTCTTGGGGGTCGGCGCCACGCCGCTGCGCGTCGGGTCACTGTTCACGCTGCCCTTAGGCGGGCGCATCCCTGAGTCGCCAGGGGGCGACATGTTCTTCATGCCTTCGTGCATGTAACCTTTGCCGCTCTTGGCCATCACTTGTCCCTCACGTACTGAGCGGTGGTCCCTGTGGGCACCGGGTGCGCAACATTGCCGTAAAGCTGAACCAAAGCCCAGCCCGCCACTGCGATCATGACGCCGAGCACCATTTTGTTCAAGGTGGATATGGCGGATTTCATTTCCGCCATGGTTTCCCGGATAGCCCCCCACCGCTCAGCGCACACAGCTTCGTGCTGACTGATCGAGCTTTCTGCTTTTTTGGCGACTTCCATGGCGTCCACCCGGCCCTCTCCCTTATCAACGTTTAAGGCGCTTAGAAGTTTTCGGCTTCGGTCACCACGGCCGTGGACGACGCCACCACGCCGTAAATAGCAGCCGAACTGGTAAGAGTGATGCTGGAGCCCGGAGAACCTGCAGCGGCCAAGTATAGTCCTGTAGCCGTAGTGACGCCCGCCGGCCCCAGGTAAACTGCCGATGTCCCCGTATTGGCGATCGTGACGGAGCCTCGATTTTGGCGATAGGCAACGATAAGAGTCGCCGTCGTGCCGACCGTCGCTTGAGCCGCAACAAAGTTCGTCGGTGTCGGGCCAGAGCTTTGCGCATTAGCAAAAGAAGCGCCGGCAAAAGCTAGCAACGCCAGGGCTAAAAGTATGCGCTTCATGCTGCTCTCCTAAGGCTTTTTGTCCGCTTTGGCCGCCGCCTGCAACTTGGCCACGGCATCTTGCTCTTGTTTGCTGATCGCATCAATCACCGGATCGGCTTCGGCGCCGGTGTAATCCTTGTGGAAAGCCTGCTTGGCGGCTTCAAGCACGCCGATAGACAAGGTGACTGTAATTTCGGTTTGCGCGGTGATTTGCGGCGCAGCGGCTGCCTGGGTGGGCGGGGCGGGTTTGGTCGCGGGCGCCGGGGCTGAGGCGGCGAGGGCTGCGGCGGCGATAAGAGCGGAGATCATGATGTGTAGTCCTTTCTAATGATTGATAAGCAGGTGCAAAAATTTAGGGAGCCGTCACCGCGCACAGGAAATCACCCTCAGGGTCGGTAACCCCTACGGCGCATTGCCCGCTGGGTGTGGACGCTAAGGCTGTGGCGATAGCGTCGCGGCGGGGCTTTTCCACCTCACCAATGAACCCAATTGGAGCGCCCTTCGCAATAATGGCTGCGGCTTCAGCGGCCTTATCCGGAGATAAAGCAGACATCCCCTGGGCACGGGCGGCTCTAATACGTTCCGCATGCCCCCAGTACAGGCACGCCATGCGCCCGGTCTTCGGATCATTGACCGATATTTTGCACGGCGGTCTCAGATCCTGGGGTGTGTCCTGCGGAAGCCATTCTACGGGCGCGAGCATCAATGTCGCCGCGGCTAAAAATGCAAGCATGATAAGGCCTTTATTTTACGTTGGGGGTATAAATGCCGGTAGTCGTTCCGGTTGGCACCGTGAACGTCCAGCCTTTGGCGATGTTGTTATTAACTACGTGATTTCCATCCGCATAGATACTGACGAAAGTTCCCGAACCAACGCCTACAGTGGGGCTTATGTAGTTGTAGTCTAAACGCAGGGAGACGCCCGAAGATGTAGTTTGGTATACAGGAGTCGTAAAGGTTTCAGCGTTCGTGGAAGTGACGGACGTAACGTGCGCCACTTCCGCTACAGTCGCCGCCCCCCCAACAGAAACCTGCGTCCGGTCTCCTACGTTGCGGTAAACTGAGCCGCCCGTCCATTCAAAGTTAGTTGTGCCGTTGGTATCAGTAAGGCTAATCTCAGGTGTGCTGCTCGAATTGCCGTCAAATACGAAAAATGAGCCTAGCGTCCAACTTCCGGCAACTTCGTTTATTGCTGAAGTGGTCCCTGATGCTAAAGACGCGTAGCCGCTGGCCAGGGTCACCTGCGGATTGTTTCCGTAACTGCATCCCGTTCCGGCTGAAGACGAGATTCCAACTGCGCCGGTGCTTGGCTCCAGCCCGAAAGATGACATAAACAACGACTGCCCCGCTCCGGCATTTGTAGAGCTAGCCGAGCATATTAACGCGATGGGGGTTCCAGCGTCAGCAAACCAATTAGACAAAAGCATACCGCTTACGCCCCCAATGCTAAGCCCTATGGTACCTGAGCTAAAAAAGATAGTTTCTTGATTGGCCGTAAGCGCCGCTGGCCAAATGTGTACGTTTTGTTGATAAACCGTGTCGTAAGCGCCATCTACTAAAATATTTCCCCCGCCAGAAGACGTCGTTCCAAGGCAGGACATCAAAACATCGTCTAAAATTAATTGTCCATCGTTACCTCTTGCGTCGAGACAAACTATGCCCGCGAATTCTCCCACCCCTGTTAATTTCATCGCCGGGACGTTTTGAGCGTAAATTAGCGGCACCCAGTTAGTCAAAGATGATCTTGTAGCCGTGTCAACTTGTTGCACTTGAATGGCAAGGTCCTTGATCACGGGTCCTGCTAAACCACTGGTGTTTACGTAAAGAAGTCCATGCGTAAACCCTGAATTTGACGCAGCGTATATCGTAGAGCCGTGTCCGGCCGCCGAAGTTATTGAGTAGGGGGCGCGACCCTGCCCCCTAATTATTTGCGAAGGTGTGGTTTGAATTAAGTCACTTGAGATTAAGGCGCAGCCAAAAAACACCACTGATTTTCCAGTAGCCAGCCCGGCGTTAAAGATGGTCGTATCGTCAGCGCCGCAGGTGGTGTTGAAGCTAGGGTTTTCGTTCAAGCAAACCTCTGCGGAAGTGGTCACACAGCTCGAATAAATCGCGTTCGCCGCTGTCGTTAAGCCCGTAATTGTTGGGCTAGTCATAGAGAGCGCGCCGGCCGTCCCCCCGTAGGTCACCAACCCACCAGACGCATTGGGCGTGGCCGTCAACGATATCCCGCTGCCAAGCGTTAGCGGCTGAACGTACGTGCCGTCGCTGTAGAGCAGTTGCCCCGCGCTAAACCCGCTCGTGGTCGTGGAGCCGGCCGCTAGGGTCGCGCCTGTGGTGGAGATCGTACAAGCGGGAGGCGGCGATGAAGCCGGTCCGACGTCGCAGAGTGTACCGTTGGCATATATGGCTAATGCTGCGCTGTTGA